TTAGATAGTGAAGAAAGAAAAAGATTCGCTCAAGCATCCCACGAATACTTAATTGAACAATTACAATTCACCGGAGTTGAAAGTACTACAGCTTCCACTGCTAATAAATTTAGACTTAACTTTAACCATCCAGTTAAAGAATTAGTATGGGTATCAACAGCTGCTAGAGCAACACCAACTGCTTTAGATGCTGTTATATCATGCAGTGATGCTTTACTTCAATTAAATGGACATGATCGTTTCTCTAAACAAAATGGCAGATTCTTCGAATCTGTCCAACCACACACACATCACACTTCATCAAAAGCAGGTGTCAATGTATACTCATTTGCTCTTAATCCAGAAGAACATCAACCATCTGGAACATGCAATTTCTCTCGAATCGATAATGCTACATTAACTATCACAGCTGGCACAGCAGCTGTTGAAACATACATTTATGGTGTTAACTACAATGTATTAAGAATTATGAGTGGTATGGGAGGTGTTGCTTACAGTAACTAATTTTTTTATCTCAAGATAAAACATTTATTAAATATTAAAAATATATATAGAATTTTAATATTTTTGTTAATTTTTTTTTGTACAGTAATTATATATAAATTATGGGAGGAGGTTTAATGCAACTCGTAGCCTATGGCGCTCAAGACGTTTACCTTACAGGTAATCCACAAATCACTTTTTTCAAAGTTGTCTACAGAAGACACACCAACTTCGCATGCGAAGCAATAGAACAAACTTTCAATGGGTCTCCTGCTTTAGGAAGCAGAGCCACTGTACCAATCACCAGAAACGGTGATTTAGTTACCAAAATGTGGTTAAAAACCACATTTACTTCAACAGCTGATAAAGCTGTTGATAGAGTTGGTTTTGCTTTAATCAAATCAGTTGAATTACAAATTGGTGGAACTAAAATCGATAAACATTATGGAAGATGGTTACACATCTGGAATGAACTAACACACTCTTCAGATCACGATGGTTCCAGAACTCAAATGATCGAACAAGGAGCAGGTTCTGCATCTGATATATTATATGTTCCCTTACAATTCTTCTGCTGCAGAAACGATGGTTTAGCTTTACCATTAATTGCTTTACAATACCACGATGTTAGACTTGAATTCGAATTTGAAAGTCAAGCTAACCTTGATATTGATGGTACTCCAGATGCTGCAATTAGTAATACAAGTTTACTAGTAAATTACATTTACTTAGATAGTGAGGAAAGAAAAAGATTCGCACAAGCTTCTCATGAATACTTAATTGAACAATTACAATACACTGGTGTTGAAACTGTTGTAGCTAGCAAAGCTAACAAAATTAGACTAAATTTTAATCATCCAGTTAAAGAATTAGTATGGGCAGTCACAAAAGCATGGGATGGTAACTCTGGTGCAGTAACTGATTTCACTAACTATGGAGCAGGTAATGCAACTACTAACTCAACAGCAAAAGCCTTACTTCAATTAAATGGACACGATCGTTTCTCAGAAGAAACTGGCAAATACTTCAACTATGTCCAAACACATACACATCACTCTAGAGCCCCTGCTGCTGGTATTAATGTGTACTCATTTGGACTTAACCCAGAAGAACATCAGCCATCTGGAACATGCAATTTCTCTAGAATCGATAATGCTACATTAACTGTCACAACTGCTGCTAATTCCGGTACTCAATTATACGTATATGGTGTCAACTATAATGTATTAAGAATTATGAGTGGTATGGGTGGTGTTGCTTACAGTAACTAAATTTATTATCTTAAAATAAATTATTTAATTATTCAAAAAATATATAGTATTATACTTTTTGACTAAATTTTTTTTATCCCATAATTATATATAAAATATGGGTGGAGGTTTAATGCAACTCGTAGCCTATGGCGCTCAAGACGTTTACCTTACAGGTAATCCACAAATTACTTTTTTCAAAGTTGTCTACAGAAGACACACCAACTTCGCATGTGAAGCTATTGAACAAACTTTCAATGGATCACCATCTTTGGGAAGCAGGGCAACTGTCCCAATCACCAGAAACGGTGATTTAGTCACTAAAATGTGGTTAAAAACTAAAATTGCAACTAGTGATACATTAGTAAAAGCATCTAAATCAGATACTGAATACCAATATATTATTGAAGGTACTCCTTCAGTTAATGCAATGGTGCATGCTGCTGGTAGTAAAGACATTAAAGTCGAAGGAACTGCTGCAAATAGAATTACTGTTACTGTAGCAAATGAACATGCTGCATTTGATGCAGGATTCACTACAGCTGTAGGAGATATTATTAAATTAGAAGGATATACTAATACTGATTACAATGGATCTTTCGCAGTTCAAGCTGTAACACAAGCTTGGGGTCAAGGAGCTACTGATGGTATATATGTTTGCCATGCACCTGGTATGGCTACTGGTACTACAGCAGAAACATCAGATGCTGCAACACACAAAATAGCAGTATTTGACAAAACAGCAAATGACGAATATGAAACATTCGATTGGGGAACTGATGTTGGTTATTCATTAATTAACAGTGTTGAATTACAAATCGGTGGTACTAAAATTGATAAACATTACGGAAGATGGATGCACGTATGGAGTCAATTAACTAAATCTGCTGAACATGATAACTCACATGAACAAATGGTTTCCCCAGTAATCTCAACAACAAACTCTCATGAACTATACGTTCCATTACAATTTTTCTGCTGCAGAAACGACGGTTTAGCATTACCATTAATTGCTTTACAATATCACGATGTTAGACTTGAATTTGAATTCTCAAGTGGACAAAATACAGTTAAAAACTTAGAAGCAGATGGAACTGTTGGATCCAAAGGTGGTAACGTATCATTATCTAATACAACTTTATTAGTAAATTACATCTACTTAGATTCTGAAGAAAGAAAAAGATTCGCACAAGCTTCTCATGAATACTTAATTGAACAATTACAATTTACAGGTGTTGAAACAATTACTGCAAGTGCTCCTAATAAAGTTAGACTTAACTTTAACCATCCAGTTAAAGAATTAGTATGGGCTGCTGAAAAATCTGCTGATAACGTAAACCATTTTGATTTCAGTAATGGTTCATCAGTTAACCCAGTATCAAAGGCTTTACTTCAATTAAATGGTCACGATCGCTTCGCAGAAGAAGAAGGTAAATTCTTTAACTACGTCCAAACTCACACACATCACTCTAGAACTCCTTCTGCTGGTATTAATGTTTACTCATTTGCCCTTAACCCAGAAGAACATCAACCATCTGGAACATGCAATTTCTCTAGAATCGATAATGCTACATTAACTGTCACAACTGCTACCGCTGGAACTAGAATGTTTGTATATGGTGTCAATTACAATGTTTTAAGAATTATGAGTGGTATGGGGGGTGTTGCTTACAGTAACTAAAAAATTTGATTTTTTAAATTTTATTTATATTATTATTAATAATATAAAATGAATAAAGATAATGATTTTAAAAAGTTATCTAATGAAGAATTAATAAATTTAAGAAATCTTACGAAAAAAAAAAAATGGGAATATTACAAGAATTTTAATAAGTTAACAGATCAAGTGAAATACCTAGAATCAATCATTTATAAAAATTGTGATCATATATGGGACTATGATGATAGTACATCAGGACCATATGATGGTCCTGATAAAATATGTAATAAATGTAAGTTATATAGACATAATTATATGTATGAATATCATAATTAGACATGTTTTTTAAAAACTAAACTTATTCTATCATTAGTAATTTTTTTATCTTTAAGAACTCTATGTTGATATTTCATTTGACATCCTTTCTTCATATATAATAGATCTCCATTTTCTAACAAAATTTTTTTTTTATTATCATAGTTCCCTATTTCTCTAAAACTTATATATCTAGAACTTCCAAAACTTAGTACAACAGTATCTTCATCCCATTCATCGTAAATTGCATCGGAATGATATCTCATTCCTATATTACCATCCTTATAATAATTAATTAAGACAGAATCATAACTAACACCATAATTATTATTAATTATTGTTTGAATTTTTTTTATTGTTTTAGATGTAGCACATGGTTTCATTATTTTACTGCCATAATTATAAGTGTAACCTAGATCAGACATCCAACATGTTTTACGTTCTTCTAATATTTTTATGTCACCGAATTTAATTACATCTTGATTAAAATGCATTTCTTTTTTTAAGTCATCAATAATATTATCATCTATAAAATGTTTAATAAGACCAAACATTATATATTAATCTTTTAAAATTTAATACTTAATATATATTAATACTTCAATTTTATTAAAATTTAATACTTAAAATTTTGTTTTAGGTATTAAATTATATATTATAAATAATACATAAAGATTTAATTATATTTATGAAATAATGAGTTCAAAAAAACCAGATTACTTAATAGATGATGTTAAAATACATAATCAAACTTTTGCATGTATGTCACTAATTACACCAGTTACATTAAAAGGATGTTCTAAACATCTACTTAAATGTAGAGGAGTTTATGGAAATGAAAATAGAGCAGTTGATAGATGTAAAGAATTAAATGAGAAGGATCCAACTTTTGGTGTCTACAAAGTAGATGTTGGAAAATGGATCGCGTGGAAAGATAATGTTAAAGAAGGAGAAGATCCAAATGATGAATTAAATGAACTAATGAAATTATATAAAAAAGAACGTTCAGAATCTAAGTTAATTCATGAAAAAAGAAAACAAGAATTACAAAAAAAACAAGAAACTACGACAGAAGTTGTTCAAGAAACAGTTCAAGAAACAGTTCAAGAAACAGAACTTAAAGATGACACTGAATCAGTTCCTGAAAATGCAAAAAAAATTAGTTATCTAACTGAAGATGATGAGATTAGTGGGCAAAAGTTCTATTGCATTTCATTTTTAACTCCAGAACAACTTGAAAATAAAGAAGCTGCATCTAATTTTTCTGTTAGAGGTTTTAAAATTAGAGGAATGTTTAATACTGAGGACGATGCGAAAGAACATTGTAGTAAATTACATAAATCTGATCAAAGTCATAATATTTACGTTGCACAATTGGGACATTGGGTAAGTTGGGCAGATAATACAGAAAATGCAGAAGATTTTGAATATTCGAATAAAGATCTTAATAATCTAATGAAATCCCACAAAGAAAATCAACAAAAAGCTAAAGAATTTACTGCTGAGCAAAAACAAAACATGATGAATGAAAGTTTAAATACTCTTAAGAAAGATGAGAATGTTAGTGATATAGTTAGTGAAATTATAGAAGAATCATTTGAAGAAGAAATTAATGTTGAAGAATTAAATAATCAAGATACAAATTTAGATGAAGTAAATAAAGAACTAGAAGAAGCAAGAAAAATGTATAAAAAATTATTAGAAGAAGAGAATAAATCAACAGAATAAATTAAAATATATAATTTATATATATGATAGATTATATATTAGATTTATTAGGTTATAACCCTAATAGACCAACGGAGGTATTAAATTTTAGATTTATAATATTAGTATTATTTCTAATTGGAGTTATA